CTTCTGTGCCGATAGCCCTTCAAGGTAGGCCTCAATCTTCTCTAATGCCCTTAGCTGGTGGTAAGCATCTTCTCTTACGTTAGCCTCGCTAGCAGCACTCATCGCAAACTTACTGACCTCTACTGACCGGAGTTCTTCCATCATCATCTGGAAGCCCTCATCCCTCAGTAGATTCTCAGCCCATTGGCATCTGTCCATGTTTAGTCTAAATCCCTAACAATTACCGCCGGGAAATTCTTAATCCCCAATAGATTTAATGCCCCAAGCCGATGAACACCCTCAAGGACATAAGAACCCTCTTTATCAACTGTTACGATCAACGGGTCAATCCGCTTGTTTGCCTTAATTTGCTCTGCCAACTCTTGCACCCTCTTTATATCATCGCTTGACCTAAACATTTGATAAGGATTTGATGCAGGAAAGTCGCTCATTGGAACGGACTTGATACCTTTTTCGACCTCATATTTCTCAAAACTAGCCGGAATTGAACTCATGTTTTTTACTTCTTTGCCAACACTAAGCCCATCAACTACTTTATCTGCTTTGGGGTACTTTATGAACCAAGGTGACATTTTTTCCAAAGTATTTGCCGGATTGTTTAATGGCTTTGTAGAGCCAGCAAACCCCATCGCTAGGTTCTCAGTACGTTGCCGCATGGCATCCATAGCAGCCATTTGCTCAGGAGTAGGTTGTCTACCTGCAAGCATGGCATTTTTACCCTGAACCGCTAACGTATCCTGTCGGTTAATGTCTCTAGCTGACTCGCTAATCTGACGCGCATACTCTTGCGGATTGTCCATCAGCAAGCCAACATTAGCCCTAGTGGACTGTTTAGCCCTGTCTACAAACCCTAGAATGTCGCTCAGTAAGCCAGCCATTACATTTGATTCCCAGTCAGATTACCTAGTTCTTTAATTGCCTTCAGGACAATATCAGCCTGTTTGTTACGGCTGTCCTCATCAGCAATGTCCATCGCCAAGATAGCCTGTAATTGTTTAACAGCTAACTCAGCCTCTTTAATCCGCATCTCAGAATCGTTACGCTCCTGTTGCATCGCCATTTCCATACCCTTACGGGTGAACTCAGCCTCTAGTTGCTCTCTCTGCAAGCCTAGTTTCGCAGCCTCAATCTGAGCCTTAGCCTCGGTCTTTTCTCTTTCTACCTGAGCCAGCATCTGAGCTACTTCAGCCTGAGCATCTGGAGCAGGTGGCTGTGGCTGAGACAATGCGTCATTCAGTTCAGGACTGATCTCGTTAATAAACGCCTTGGCATCCTTGAAACCAGCCGATTCAATCAGTCTCGCTAAGGTATCCCGGTACTGAGCCACAGACACCACAGGATTCGATGCGCCAAACTGAGTCAGAATCTGCTCTTGCTTGCCGAGGATCATCTGCAACATGGCTAGCTTCTGCTCACGATCACCCGAACCAAGACCTACGTTAATCGCCACATCGTACTGATTCGTCCATGAGCGAGGATCAAACGTCACAAACTTGCCACGCATACGGACAATCTTGGCCTGATCCTGATATTTGCCCAATAGGTGCAAAATGCCCTTAAACAAGCTCTTAACGCCTGTCTCAGCAAAGATTCGAGCAATCAACTCCAGCTTGCCAGAGTTAGACTTCATCATCGCGGCAATAGCCGTAGCCGAGACGTTGTTCATTACGTCAGGATCAAGACCCTGTTGCTGGTCAGTAACGCCTGTACGCTTGGCCTGAACCTGATCCATGTACTCAAGCAATGGGAAAGCCTGAGCCGTAACCGCTGGAACCTCAATAGGCACAATCGCACCAGCCGACTTCATCCTGACAATACCGCCCGGAGTTGCATTAAGAGCATCATCCAAGTTCACCTGACCATCGACCACACCCAGACGAGCATTGTTCGTGAGATACAGGTTATCCAGCATCTGTCTCGTAACCGTAGACTTGATTAGCTGGATGTCCATTGTCCGGTCTGCTAGCGACTGACCAAAGAACTTATGCGGAATCGGGATAGGACACAGGCTATGGAATGGCACTAGATCACATTCCTCGTCATCTAGGATTTCGTTGCCAGCGTAGACAATCTTCCGCAGTTCAGCGATTCCATCACCGTTAACGTCGATCTTGATGTAGCACTCGTAGACCTCACAGACCTGCATCGTTGGGTCTAGGCTAATGTTCTCATCCGGCTGCTCACCCTGACTGAATCGAGCAATACGCTCAGTCGTGAACTGAAGATCGTCGTAAGAAGGCAATCCCTCTACGATGTCCTTATCGAAACCCATCGCTATGAGTTCCGAACGAGTCATCAAGCGACGATGAGCTACGAACGGGCTATCCTCAATAGTTCTTGCCGATTTGCTAATCAGGAATTCTTCCGGCGGTACGTTCTCAATCTTGACGCAGCCGTACTTCTTAACCTTCTTGACCTTGACCGAGTAGTAAGGAATCTGGATAGGCATACCCATCATATCCACACCACCGTCAACCATCTCGACCTTCTGGCTCACCACCTCGATGGCAGGATCAGACAGCAATAAGGCTAGTTCATCCTCAGTCAGGTTCTTGTAGGACTCTTTATTAACGTCCTCTTGGGCTTCCCAATACGCCTTGACTACGCCAACCTTCATCATCAGCGCGTCTTTGAACCAGTTGTGCAGGATGATTAGACCGTCGTTCTCACGGTAAAACACCCAGTTACAGTAGTCTGTAGCCTGTTTAGCGGACTCCTCATCTTCTGGAGTCTGAGGCTCAAAGGAGACAATATCCTCGGTGGTCGTAAAGACCCGGATAAGTTGGGGTAATGCACCGTCGATAGCCTCGGCTACCTCACCAGTTACGATCTGGCTACGGCCTTCTACCTCGTTACCATATGGATAACGCAGGTAATATTCTAGTGCTTTGGATCGCTGATCCGTAGTCTCGGTATCAATGTAACCGATGGAGTTATCGATCTCATTCTCGATAATCCCCTTGATTTGACCCTCATCCATCTTCATAGCAAATCCTTATTGGTTTTGCTTATTATACAATCCATTTCGTTGAAATTGGCAACGTTGTCTGCCATGAACTATCGCCTTCGTCAAGACCTATCGCTAGGTATCTGAAAGCGTCACTCATATGGCTAGACCAGTCATGTAGCGGCTTCTCGTAGAATATCTGCCGTCTCTCGTCATGTTCCCGGCGGTAGTTTCGTAAGGCATCTAATCCCGGCTTAGTCCTCGGATGGAACCAGCATCTAGGCAACAGTCTCCTGACAGCCTGAATCCCGTCAGCTACAGACAATCTAGGCGCAACCGTTATGGACAGTCCTGCTTCCTCTAGGACTTCCTTACGGCTCTTGCCTGTGCCTAGCTCCCTTACCTGTACGTCATGGGGGAGGATTTGACTGAACCCTGCGTAGTCATTGTCCTTCAGCCAGCGAACGTACCAATCTAGTCCCTGTCCATGGTTTTCGACGCAATCGAGTAGTCGAACCTCTTTTCCAGCCAGTTGTGCAACCCATAGAGCAGTTGAGTCACCCATTCCAAGATCCCAAGCAACAAAGCTACGGCAGAGATCATCACGAGGAAAATCACTAATGTGACCATCCCTTTCAAGATCGTTAATGATTTTCCCAAAGTAGCTGCCCTCCACGGAAGAACTGAAGTCGCATTCAAATTCTTGCCGATACTTGTCTTCACCCATCTCTCGATAGGCAGCTTTAAGCTCGGACTCAATGAGTATCTTTGTCTGGCTAGCTTTGTACTCTAGGTATTTCCAGCCTTCTTCGGCCTTAGCTCTGTCCGCTAGCTCAGAGAAATGGTTACGGCCTTTAGGAGTCCCAATGAAAGCAGCCCACCCAAGACGGTCGGCAAGAGCAGGTCGGATGATCTCGTTCCAAATTCTCGGATTCTGATCGCCAACTTCGTCGATAACCACGCCATCGAAATACTGACCGCGCAGACTGTCAGGATTATCAGACCCATAAAGACTAACCCTACGCCCCCAAAAATCAACCCGTAACTCAGCAATGTTTGCAGTTGCATTAAGCGGCCTTGTGTACTCTAGTAGGTAATCCCAAGCGACTCGTTTTGCTTGGCTGTAGGTAGGTGCTATGTAGGCAAACCGTGGGTTAGGCTTGTCGCACTCTATCGCGGCTTTGATAAGGTGATTGATTGCGCTAACAGTCTTTCCCATACGACGATGGGCAACCACCACAGTAAAACGATGCTGCTCAATGGCATGGTGGATTTCCTCCTGCTGTAACCTTGGCTCGTAAGGAATTACGATTTCCACTTAACGTATCCGCAGTTCAGGCACTTGTTGTTCACTAGGAACGCGCTGCACATCGGGCAATTTACTGGCTTGTAGCTCATTTCCGTCCTCCCCATCTCACTATGTGTTCTTGGGCTTCCCCATCCTTACCAGTTACCTCTGTCCTAGCCAACTTGGGTATATGGTACTCAGATAGCTTCTGCATTAGGTCTAGTGCCTTGGCTGGATCAGGCTTTAAGCCTAGCACCTCATCGCCCTCAGCTACCCTCTGGAGCCATCTGTCCATGTAAGGCACGTTCTTCTCTAGCAGAGTAGCGATAGCATTACGCACTACCGTAGTACTCTTGTTAGGCACTCCTGCTGGCCTACCCTTACCTGCGTTAGTTAGCCCCGGATACGCTGTAACTTCTTCCTCTTTACTGTGTTCTGTTTCCATTTTTGCATTATCCTCTGGATGTCATGCGTATATCGCTTCGTACATATCTGGGCGGTTCTCTAATATCCACGCCCTCGGTTCCTCATGGCATTTCTTGAAATCAACACCTACCGTCTGGCTTCCTGCATGATGCACATAAGCCCTGCTGACGAAATGCTGATAACCCGCCACGTTCAAGTCATGGCATATTATATTATCTGAATACCAATTAGTAC